CTAGAATTAAAATTGTGACCTAAAAATTCAACCCGCAAGAATTACGAGTATAAAAAACGATCATAATATGATTCTTGCGGGTGGTTTCTCCCATAGGTTGGGATCCACACTTCCGACGTGTGGGTTTAAGAATTATGCTGCTGGTAATGGAGCAGAATAAAACGTTGGGGCTCCTACAAACCCAAAAAACGTTAAATCTTCTCCTCCAGCGACATAAGTATCGAAGAGAACTTGAGAATTGTTAACAGCAGATGCTCCAGCAAAGTGAAAAGAATCACCTCCTGGGTATCCATTAGCCAAAGTATTGGTATCTACTGGTAAGAATTCACCATAAGTTTTAGAAAACCTTATAGGTAAATGATATGGAACTTCGATTTCCAAAGCATTCATCGTCCTACAAGGTGTTGTAGCGCAACCAGCACCACTGTATTTGTGTGCAGACACACCAGCATAAGCTGTAACAGCAGTACCTTGATTAGCTATAATAGGAAATGTAGCTGAACGTCTGTAGTTAACAACAGCAGCACGTTGAGCAGCACCAGTAGCTCTATCAACATACACATACTCACAGTTAGACACAGGTAGGAACTTCCATCTAATGGAACCTCTCCATCCTGCAAAACACTGTTTATAATAATTTATATAATTATTATTAGCATAGAGATAAGCAGCACCTCCACCAGTGACATCTGGACCATTGGGATCATATCCAGGCATACCTGGCATCTGTCTCAACAAATAGTAATCCAAAGTCCTAGTAACAGCAGAAGTCTGTTGAGATATAAGACGAAAATGACAATATCTCTTCAGTAATTGTCGAATAGAAGTAATCTTTTCTCCATAGAACACTAAGGGTTTCTCACTATCATCAGAAAGAACTCCTGTAGTAACATCCATTTGATTGATCTCACCTTCAGGAGTATTCTCTCCAGTGGGAACAACATCAACGGATGATTGGGTTTCAATCTTGAAAAAACGAGAAAAATCTTCCGAAGAAGATCCAGACTCAGGTTCAATAGGAAGAAATGGTGAAACTTCTATTGCTCCACCCATAGGATTTACTAATTCGAAGTCTTCACCAGCACTCATAGAGACTAGAACTTCAACATCAGTAACACCATCAGGAACAACAAGTTCATTAACTACCACAACATAAAATATTCCATTTGCGTACGCCAAATCTGGTGTACGTGCATCAGGAGTAACTTCTGTCCAGAAAGTACGTGTATCATCCGTATCTATAGAAAGATAAGCACGATCACGCTGCCATTTAAATTCGACAGTAAAATCTCTACCTTCAGCCAAATCAATAATAGTATTATATGTCACATTATATGGATCACCAGTCAAAGGACCAGTGGGATCATAAATGATGGCAATTCTACCACGATGATATTGAGAAGCAATTATTTGAAAACGATATTTCAAAGAACCACTCCATTCTGCAAAAGGTCTAGATAAATAAGACAAAGAAGTTGGAGTTATTTGATAACCCAAAGTTGACGCTGAAGCTCTCCTTTCAGCCATTGGATCTACATCCATAGCAAAAAGAGTAGTATCAACAGTATCAGCTACACCCCAACTAAATTTGGTAATATAAGTCTCTCTCTGAGCAAACGGTAAAATAGCCAAACAATCGGAATCAGGTAGATCCACAGTACGAGGATCAATAGTAATTTCCTGTTTGCCTGTAAGCGTGAGCTTCTGAGACATATCGGCACCCTCGGTGGATGCCAAATTAGCAAAAGGAGTATTGTACATACGAGTAGTATCTGCAAGTTGTATTGGTTTTGAAAAACCAAATAACCTAGCAATAGACCCAACTGCATTAGCTCCAATTTGTGTAGCCATTGCATAAGGTCCAATTCCTGGAATAGTAGACAATGCTCCTGCAGCGTTAGCAAGGGCAGAGGCTGGTCCAGAAACGACACCATCTTTCTCTTTGTACTCATCCTTCGAAGATTGAACTTCAATGCGAAATATGTCAAATGATTCATTAGAAGTACCACTTAACGCGACAGCTTTCATTGTAGGAGCTGTCAATTTCACATCAGTAAGTTCAGCAAAAACAGTAACGGTAACAGTATCGGTACCGGCATTGATTTGCTGTAGAGCTTGAAAACTATATAGACTAACACTGCCAATATCTGATGAAGATATAACAGCACTAGTCAGGGACAAATAATTTGTAGGGACAAAAAATGGAACACATATACACCCTCCTTTATTAGTAGAAGGATTCAAATAAACATGTGGCCGTTGAGAACACGTAACTAGTTGGAGGTCACCACCAACAACAATTTTCTCGTTAGTCACATTTAAATAAGAATAAGAGGCCAAAGCCATCCCTTTATGAAAGGGAGTTCCATTTATAAGAAATGTTAATTTTAAATTAGCTTTCAATAATTGATAATTTTGTAATTTATTTTTAACAGCGGGATTTGCTAGATACAAAGCCCATGGATCAAAAGTTTGACCCAAATGTCCACCTACGCCCCACTGGTATGTAACAATTTTCACTCTTCGAGTCAGGAAGGATGAAATGTCAGCATCAGCTGAAACACCAGTATCAATAGCTTTCATTGTAGAATTATTAGGCAATTCTACAAAAGAATGCATTGATTCATTAGAATGAACCATTACATTACTTGATTGAACTTCAATCAAAAAGAGGGTTTTTAAAGTCACCGCTGACTGGGGTTGAGTGTTTAAAACGCTCCCGTTGAGAATAGAGACTAGCATAGTTGAGTCTGTATAAGGCCGTAAGCCGGGTAGATACAATAATAAAATGCAGGTAGACTACCCTTTCCTGCAAGTAACACTTTCGGGTGTTAACCTAGATTATTTTCTAGTATAATCCAACTGTGTGCGTGGATGATGCCAGAAGTTACAAAGATTTTACAAGCGCATAAGACCGTTAGTAAAAACAAGCTCTTCCTAAGACGACTCCACTATAGAACACACTTTTTAGCCATTCAGCACCCACTCAAGAGTGGACTCGTAATCATACGAATGCTGTTTGAGGAAAAATCTTTTCACATCTAGGTGATCTAAAAAGATTTTTTCCATTTTAGCAACACATCCCTCAAAAATAACTTTACCATGCAGAGACCATTCTCGTCTCGCTGCCAAGTAACTTTGAGATAGTTGCTCTTCATCGCTAATATTACCTTTCTTAACAATCATACACAAGCTCTTAAAAACACTTTTAAGAGCCAAAGGAGCTACAACACGATCATCCAATTTTCTAAAAGAACGCTTCAGAAAATCAGCATCATGTATATTAATAAAAGGAACACTAACACTATCCTTATCAGCCATAGTGTAAGTAATTCCTTTTGTAGCCAAATACTGTGCAATCGTAGTATGATTGAAATGAGGAACATTAGAACCGTAAATATTATCATCACCTAATGTCATCAACTTAACATCTTTCTTAAAGAAGACCAAAGGCTTCTTAACTATAGATGCATAAGCTGATCTAATATATAAACTATTTACGATACTATTAATAATAACAGTAAGAGGATGACCAGATGAATTTCCACCAAAGAACTGAATTAAATCTCCATTCATATTGGTAATAGGAAAACAAATATCGGTTGCTACACCGATACAAATCTTTTCATCTTTAATGGTCAATTGTCCGGAACGTTTTCTCAGATCAATCATAACCTGAAAAGCCGCACGTATCCAATTAGCAGCCATTTGTTTATCAAATGCTTTATAATCTCCAGCAATAATTTTCTTATCACCAAAGGTAACAAGATAATCATACAAATGGTGCCACTCTTTACTGTAACAATTCATAGACACAGCACACTCGGTCAGAAAATTATTAACCATAAAAAATTTAGTGATCTTAAGGAATTGTTTTCGCACAACAATAGCAAAAGCAACTCCACAAGCAGTGAAAACTCTAGTCCTTCCTTCAAGTCGTTTCTTTTCAGAAATGGGTTCATCCTTAAGAGAACCTTGAAAGACAGGGTAAGCACGCTGACCACTAAGATAACTAAATTCAATCTCATTGATACTATTAGTTAATTCTTCACAAGGGGTCTGAAAGAGTTCTTCTCCAATCCAAAGTTCGGAGAAATACTGTCTCTTAGCTCCGGGAAAATAAAAACCTCCCGACGTACTCATCGGCAAACGGTTTATATATGAATCACCAGGAATACCATTGATAGCAATACTAATATCAACAGTACCAACATCCTGTAATTTCTCTGGAACACACAAATCTTCAGTAAAAGCTGATTGGACTTCCACAATGGTTTCATCAGAAGTGAAAGGCTTAATATCAGCTTGTTGAATTGTTGCAACAGAAAAAGGATTTTTCCACTCTCCATCTTCAAGTGTCGCTTTCATCAAAGGTTTGACAAAAGGATTTTTAAAATTAAAAGCTGCTTCAACCTTACTACAAATCATACTTTCAGTAGTTTGAGATGTATGTGTAGATCGACCTGGATAAGATCCCAAAGGCATAGCATTCCCATCACACCATTGATGAACACCTTTTTCTGCACAAGGACCAAGTTTTCCACTTTTCTTGGATCCACCAACATACTTAGGTGTGCCATCATCTTCTGCCATAGACATAGGAGGAAACTCATCCTTAAACATTTCCTTGGAAAGTTGTGTCAAAAGAATGCGAGGTCCACCACCTGCTGTTCCAGCACAATGCATACCACTTACAAAATAACCTTTATTGCTTTTGGACATACATAAAGCTCCACAATCTCCTTTAACAGAAAGATGAGAAATCTTAGTACCATCCATAAAATTACCTTGTATAATATCACCATGACCATCTTCATATTTCATTTCATGATAGTGGGTAGTCTGACCAGGTTGTAAATAATCAAAACGTGGATCAAACATATACATAGCTCTACCTTTGGTATCAATCTTATCTGGAAGAAAATCATAAATACCTTTTCGTGGTAATATACTCGAACACCAAAACATAACTAAATCATTGGGTAATCTAACCAAACTCTTTTCGGTCAAAACAAATGCATTAGATGCATCCAGACTGAATCGTTTGGTCTTATAACGAGCAATACATTGCCATTCTGTACCCTGAAAAGGGTGTTGAACCGTAACATACCATCCGTTTCTCAATGCAAAACAAGATACTTCCTGTTTTTCATCACCCGCTCTAATAGTTAACCTAAAAGCAGCTCTATTCAAAGTGTTTCGTAATTCGATATGATTATCTTCTTTACTACGAGAAGGAACCGTAAACAAATTATCTTCTTTTTGCCAAATATTAGCCTGAGTTTCAAGATCAGGAATAATCCGCTTCAGCACAAAAGATAACAACTTGTGTGTAATAAGAGCTCCACAAAGAATGACAAATGACATACGCACAGCTTCATCGACATACACAGGTGCAATTCTCATAGTTTTAATCTTAGCAATAGCAAACTGCTTAGTAAAATCCATAGCACAATATCTATTAACACGAAGCACAGCCCACAGAGGACACCAGTCAATAGCTTTCCGCAAAAGATATCTAATAATCTTATCCTGTGTTGATGGCTCATCAAAAAACCACCCCTGGGTTTCTACACATTTTGGACATGCAAAATGAGATATTGTACCATGTTCACACATTGAAACACTAGCATCAGGAGTGAGTGAATCAAACATAACAGCAGCATTAGATTCGTGTTCCTCTATTTTAAGTTTGAGAAACATAGAAAATTCAGCTCCCGTCATTCTTTGTTTAGTGCCAGTTCCAGGAACTGGTATGTATTCAATCTCTACATGTGCATCAGCATTAGGAACATCAGTAACAACTTGACGTACTAACTCAACCTGATATTCCCAAGCATCATGGACAACAGTATCCAATTTTTTCATCATACCAGTAGTTTCATTATAATACTCTGGTTTAACATATGGTCTCACAACAATAGGAAATCGTCGCAAAACAGCGGCTTTCTCAGCCATAGCTAAACCAGCATTGAGGTCTTTAACATTCGTTGTAGCAACAACAACTTTAGGAATTAAGGGAATACACCCTTTATCCTCAAGAGCAGCTTGCTCTGTTGCAATACCAACACTATTAATAACAGTGATGATCTTTGGAATGGAAGTATCCAATCCACGTGCTACAAGATTCTTATGTGAACGTGCCATATCATCCATGACAAACAACCATTGCTCCATACCTTTGTATCCACTAAAATAAGAATCGTCAGGATTATGAGTATAAACATTTTTCATAGGGTTCCAATTTAAGTCAGGATAAAAACTCTTCTTAACAGTCTGATGGTAAATAGTGCCCACTAAATTAATAGCAGATGATTTACCAGTTCCAGGAGGTCCATGAAATAAAATAGAAAACGGAGATTTTCTATGAGAAGCAACATTATATTCTCTTAATATAGTTGATTTCTTAGAAGACAAGTCCTTATACATCATATTGATATAAGACATATGTGTTTTCATTAGTACTAGACCACGAGCCAATAAAGAATTCATGTGATCAAGTGTAGAAATAGCATCGAATGATTGACTCACTGGACGTTGATCTAACACATGACATAAACTTTCGTATTCAATAACCCACTGTCTAACAGCACGATCTCTAATAACTAGAGGGCGTGTAGATTTATCAAGAAAACATTCATAACCAACTTCAGCAAATGTTAAAGTAAATTCAACAACATCCATCAACAATTGATAAGAAGAGGTAAATCTAATCTTGGGATCATGGCAATGCATAAAATTTTTAAAACCACCTTCAGTAAAAGCAACTTTAAAATTTTTTGTAAGCGTACAGGTCATTAAACCAATCAAAACTCTGTTCATTTTATGAGCGAGTTCAGATTCATTCAAATCTTTCCATTGATCAAAAACTCTTCTAGCAGTACCAGATTGAGATTCAATATCAATAAATTCGACCTTACTTTCACAAACAATGGATAATATCTTTGGTAAATC